TTAAATGCTAATTCAGATGGAGATAAACTCGATGGAGCACCAGCACTACCACTAGCTGCTCTTTTTTTAATTCTAATAGTATTAGACATGACTAAAAGTTTCCTCCATTAACAAGTGTAAGTTTGGTAGTTGTGGTGTCTGCTTTAAATGTACCACTAGATGAGTCGAAAAACACTACAGAGCCATCTACTTTATCAGAATCGTTTAAAGTTGTTCCTGATGTGGCAAAACTTGGTCCTTGTGGTCCTTGTGTAGTAACTTCAACAGTAGTTACATCTGAAACTTGTGAAACTGTTACGGAATTGCTCATGCTGTGTAACCTACCAACATAAATAATGTACCTCTAATATAAACATTTTCTTCTCCGTTGGGCTGCGTGAGTTTGAAATCGTAAAAAAGTTGATTGGGAGTAAAAGTTGTAGTTTGGTCATCAGATAAACTGACATCTACAATTCCATTTGATCTGTCTGTATAAGCAACAGTCCAATCTGCAAATTTTGTGGATCTGTCTTTATTATAAACCTCCCCAGCAACCGTGTAGCCAGTTAAATTAATTGCAGAACTGGTGCTATCTTTAAAAGTAAGGCGTAGACCAAAATCACTACGTCTAACCACTTTGAAATCTTTTGAAGCTGGGATAATTGCCATAATTTTATTCTATCTCTGTAAGATTAAATTTGTATTTTTTGCCATTTCTTTTGTTAATAATAAAAAGATCATCTTTTCCTTCTTGAATTTTATATGAACCCCAAGTTCCGTCAATATCATTTTTTGCACCTTCATTAGATAAATCAAGGTCATTAGTAAAAATATTCCTCCACCGTAATGTGGTTGAGCCTAAGTCATGAGAATTGTTTGCTGCTGGTGTTAATTGTTCCAATCCAGCAAAAGATGTCTGTGTTGCTCCAAGTGCAACACTCGTGCTTCCGATTGTTATTGTGCTTGTTCCAGTAAGAGCTATTGTGCCATCTGAATCTGGCAAGGTGATTGTTCTGTTAGAAGCAACAGATGAAGGAGCCTTTATTGTTACATAATTAGTTCCATTTGAACTTGCCTCGCTGAATCTTATTTCATTTTCATCGTTAAGTGTTATCCCATTTGCATCAAATGTCATCTGTTCAGTTCCACTTGAACTAAATCCCATAATATTTGCTGATTTTCTGAATAATCCCAAATCTGTATCTGTATCAAAAGATAAAGCTGGAGTTGACGCACTACTTGAATCATCTATTAAAAGTTGTCCAGTCATAGTGCCACCTGACTTTAATAGCAAGCCTAA